AGTTCCTCGCGTGTGTAATGCGGAACGACAAACGCCTCGACCGTGTAGGTTGAGAGTCTGGTCGTCAGTTCCGTTATTACTGCATCACGCAGGTCACTAGCTCGCGACACGTTTCACCGTGTGGATTCGTAGTAATGCTTGCCGTCCATCGCTGTATTGCCAGGCTGTTCCCTCAGTCCCTGGCAATACGTCGTAAGTGCTTCCATCTGCTTTGCTGATCTGATCGCCCCGCTGCGGTACTGTCACGCTGCCATCTAGCACGAGTGCGGATGGTGCAACGATCCAGTCAACCGTCTTCGACAACTGGCGAAAATCACCGGTTGACGTGACGTCTTCAAACTGCGACTGACCAACGACCGCCGTTAGCGACACGGTTGCCGTGCCGCGCGTGTAGGTGATCGTCTGGCCTGCCGCCGTGTTCAACGTCGTGACGTGTGCAGACAGTGCGGTATCAAGCAAAGACATTAGGAAACAACTGCTTCTGTTTGCACGATCTGGTCAGTAACAATGATCGGGATGCCTTCCACTTCGGTGGGTCGCGGTGCAGGTGCCCCGGTTGCGTTGGTAGCCGTTCGGCTTGCTCGCAACAGTTTCAGGCTGGCCCGGTTCATGCAGATAATGTTTGGCTGAAGCGATGCAGGAAACTGCGACAGTGCGTCGTAGATGTTCGCGTCAGTCAAAGCGGCCTCAACGTTGCAAATACGTCCGGCTGAAAACTTGCTGCCAAGCTGCAACGCCATGTAACTGATGATCGGGGTCACCCACGCGTCATAAGATCCAGTTGAACCAGCAACCATCGAAGCGTACCTGGCACCAATGCTGATCTCGCCGTCGTTGCCGATGACGGATGCAATGCCGGTGGCGTCAGGTGTCGCACGCAGCAAGAAAACGCTCGACTGCACGCTGGAAGTCGAACCACCAGCACTGATGACCATGTCGTCAGAAAGGCCGTTCAAGTCAGCACTATTGAGCAGTCCGTTGAAACCTGCGGAATCGCCGGGTGAAACGGTCCCGTAGAAAACCTGTTTTTCAGCCTTAGCGAAAGCACTTTGCAAGTGGCTTTGTGCCTCGGCTGCGATGACGTCTTCACCAACCGCGTAGTCAGTGTGGAACGAAGCATCGAGAATCTGCAGCGTCTCAGTGACGGTCGTTCGCTCGGTGTGGTCGTGATCCCGGCCATCATTCAAACTACGAAAACCGACGGTTGGCTCAGTCGTGAGCTTGTTGTACTTGTGCAGAGTGCCATTGCTGGCAGCGACTGCCGGCATTGCGGCGAGGACTGGTGCCTCACGCAGCAGGTCTGTGATGTCAACGTCAGCGACGTTTTGGTCATTGATCTTGACGAGTTCGGCGAGCGAAAGTGGTGTATGTGCCATGAGTCTTATTCCTTGAAAATCAGTGGTTTGGTTTACGCTGTCGCGTGTTTAGTTCGATTGGTCTTTGAAAAAGTCAGCAAAGCGGGCTTTGTCGCTCGCTGGCGATGCGTCGCCAACGTCGATAGGGTCTTCACCAATGCTTGCGGCAGCGGAAAGCTGGTCTTTCGCGGCTGCGAGTTCGCCTTGCAATTCCTCAACGCGAGCGTTCAAAACGTCGCACTGGCGGCCAAGTGCTTCGGAAAGGTCAATGCCTTCGCTGAACCACTGTTGACCGTTCTCTGCGCCGAACTTGTCGACATAGGCTGAAAGCTCAGACAAGAAGTCTTCGCGTGTGATCTGCGGAACGTCCGACACTACGGACTCCACTACTTCTGGGGCGTCCGACATCTGCGATTCCTCATCGTTTTCGGAAACAATAGAAAGCGAGTGGCTACCAAGCCAACGCTGTAGAAATTGGCTTGCACGGTCAGCATCAACGCCGAACGCAAGCGACTTTGGCTTTTCTTCTGACAACCCGGCTGCGTAGCTCAACAGGTCATCCACATCGCGTGCGAGCGGCTGACGGTCAAACATGCCTTCAGGGTTTGCGGCTGGTTCGTCAACAACGTCAGCGGCTCGCAGTTTCGCCAGGCGAACATGCGGCAGGTTTTTGACGTTGTCTTCATCTGGTGACTCAAAAGGACCATCACCGAAACTTGCCTGATATGCTTCTTCGCGTTCGGCGTCATGCTCAAACACGATCGACAAGCCGGCAGCGGCTGGGTCTTCTTCTGCCAATTCCATGACGTATTCGGCAAGGTTGCCGTCTGGCGTCGAGTGTGCTGACTTGGCAAAGTGCAGGTCACCCAGCACGCGGTCGCCCTCAACTCTGACGTCTTTGATCCTGCCCAAGTGTCGGCCCATGCCATCTGCACTCATGCTTGGATGCGTGAAGCGTGACTTGATCCCGTGCTTCCCCTGCCCTGCCTGTTCTGCAACTTGCGACAGCGTCACGTCGTCAATCCACATGTCGTGACCAAGTGCCTCGCCCGCTGCGATCAGCGAAACGCCAGACAAGATGCCTGCACCGTTGTCACCGCCATCACGCGACACTTGCACGGGTTCCGCTGCTGGCACTCTGGCACCGCGAAAAAGTGACTCTTTGACTGGTAGTTCTGGATGTGTCATTCGGTGGACTCCGGTTTGTCTTCTTGCATGGCGAACTCAAGCGGCACGCCTTTTTCTTCGGCGTACTTGATCGCCTTCTGGATCGCGTCGACGTTGTCGAAGTAGTCGGTCCCAGTGCTGCGGCAAATTCGCTGCGGTGTGTCGATGCCGGCTTTGATGGCCGAAACGTGCCCGCGTATTTCTTTAGATGGGTCCCAGAACGGCATCCCGCGTGGCACCCACTCAAACCGCACGTCGCTTGGTAGCACGCCAGCAGGTAGCACCAGACGCCCGCCTGCGATCCACTGCTGCAATTTCCACTGCGTGTAATTGCGTCGCATCTCAATCTGGTCGTCGCGTTTGTCTTTGCACGATCGCTCGTAGTGCAACCAAGCGGCACGCGAACCAAAGAAGTTGGTGTGCGATTCGTCGTAAAACGAAAACGGCAGATCAAGACTTTTCAGTGCAACCTGTATCACCAACGCCGTGAAGTTCTGGAACTCGGTTGACGGTTGCTTGCTTTCGATGACCTCGGCTTTTTCGCCAGGGTTCAGGTCGATGTACCGGGTGTCAGACTTCATGAAAGCCTGAAACCCTCGTGGCTCTTCGATCCCGTCAACGTCAGCGTCAAGACTGCCTTGGTCAGCGTCTGCCTCAACCGGCATCACTGAGTCTTGCGAGTCGCGGTAAAACGCCATCGCAAAAAGTTGGCTGACCTTTGCCTTGGCTAATGCAAAAGAAAAGTTTTCGTAAACGTCGCGCAGAGGGTTAAGGGCACTGACCAAAGGCGAGACGCCGCGCACCTGGTCGCCAGCGTACCGGTCAAAGAATCCGTAATGGATCATGTTGGTGGCGTTTACTCGCCGCGTGAACTCGGTCTTAGAGTAGCCTTTTCGCTTGTGGACACCGTAGGCAAGCGGTCTGCCGAATCCATTGACTAAAACGCCATTGATCCACTGTTCATTTGCTGGCACTTTGTCTGGATCACGCAAAAGGTCTGCTTGGATACCTTGCAGGCGTCCGTCTCGCAGTTTTACCAGTCCGGTGTCGCCATCAAGCACCCGGCGAGCTTCTGCCAGGCGGAACATCTTTTCACGACCGAACCGGCCCGAAACATCGCAGCGTGAAGGTCGAGCGTCTTCTGCCATCAACGCTTCAAGTTGCCTGTTGAGTTCGTCGTTGTCGTTTCTGCCGTGGAACTCAAACTGTGCGACGTAGTCGAGATGCCGGCGAACCATCCAACCGGCCAAAGACAGGTTGCGAACCAGATCAGCGGCGTTTTCTTGGAGTCCCCGGTGTTTGTTTCCACGGGTGTGGAAGTCTTCGCGGTAGACGTGCCGGCTTGTTTTTTTGCGTCGCCCGTTAGGTTCCAAGGCGTCGTAACCAAACATCGAGCCAATGCGGTTGAGCAGATTTGGCATCAGCCACCCCACAAGTTGATGCGGGCGGTTGCCGGTCGACGTGACTTGTGACTCTGCAGCATTTGCAGGTAGCGATCACGTTCTTTTCGCTTTGCGTCGAGGTCAACGGTGGTGCTTGTGCCGTCCGTCGTGACGCTTTTGATGCCTTGGCTGATCTCGGTGTCGAGTGCCCTGACTTTCGTTTCTAGCTCGTCCTGCGTGTACATGCGGGCGAGTTTACGCCTGCTCTGTCGTTTCCTCCTGTTTGTTTGTACGCAGTGCGTACAAGACTTCTGGGTCAAACTCAAAACGCTGATCGACGCGAGCCTGTCCGCACTTCAAGCAGATGCACCGCGACTTGGTCAGGCTTTCATACGCTGTGCCGGCTGGTATTCCTGGCAGATCATCA